AAACTTATAACCTGGCATACCATAAACCATATTAGGATTAGCCATTAATTGATTTAATTTAGTTGCGGCATCTTGTCTACATTCAGAATAAGGATCTGCAACATTTCTAGCATCATTAGGATTTTGACCATTAGAAGCATTAAAAGCATTATAGATATTCATGCCACTTCTAATAAGATTAGTATACTTACTAAGACCACCAGTTGAACCAGGCATACCACCAGATTCTCCTGATACAATGTTTTTAGCAAAGTTACCAACGGAATCTAAGATATTTCCAAAAGAACCTGTTGCATTAGGTATGTCACTTGCAAAACCACCAAGACCATTAATAAAACTATTAGCTCCAGAAAAAGCACTAGATAATCCTGCACCACCTGCAGTAGATAATAATGATCCACCAATAGCTGTATCTAAACCAGCAGTCATCATACCTGCACCAGTTAAGGTACTTCCTGTACCAGCTAAAATACTAGGAGCTTCAAGAGCAGCAAAGCCAGTAGGTGCAAAGTAAGGCATGCCAAAGTACATAGCTGCCATAGTACCAATAGGTCCTAAAGCTTCAGCTACGCTACCTACAACATCCATAACTCCTCCGACTACAGAACCAACTACATCGGCTGCTCCTCCTATAATATCTCCTATAAAGCCTGGCATGATTGTAAACTCCTAATATAATTTATATCCATCTTATGAAATCCTTTTTTAGTATAAAATTTCTCTAATTTTTCAACATTCATAGTAGCTGTAGATGAAACCATAATCTCATCAGCACCTATTGTTTGAGCCCATTCTTCTACCTTATTAAAGAGTTTTATACTATCCCTAGTATTTCTATACTCGTGGTCAACCCACCAGAATAATTCTTGTACTCTTAATTTACTATTAAAATAGTTTTTATAACAAAGAACACCAAGCATTCCTGCTATTTTATTATCTATTTCTAATATAAAAACTTTAGCTTTACCAGCACTTAATAACTTATGAATAGATTCAAGAAATACTTTATCTTCAAAATCTCCTGCATTACTTTCTTCTGCAAAAGATCTACCAAATTTACATATAGTTTGAAGTTCTAAAGCAGTAGGATTTAACTCTCTTATCATACTTGTTTTAGTTGGTACCTGCGTCAAGGTCCATTTCACAAGCTTGCAATCTAAGTGGCTGGTTGTCTGTGCAGAAAAATTCATAAGCTCTTCGTCTAAAATTACCGTTTTGATATAAAACACTTCTAGTAGCATTTAAGTCAATATTACGATATTGAGACCAATTTTCATAATCATCATCGGTATGTCTTACTCGGAGTGTAGCACCAATCTTATCACCAATTACTTCAAGTCTACCTATAAACTTACGCATAGTAGATTGAGCGTCTATTAAAGGTGTTCTGACTCTAAATTGAATAGGTCCAACTAAATCAGTATAATTATGCTCACTAACATTATACAGTACTCCATTATCATTGTCAAGTGCATAACCTTCATTATTATAAGAAGTATAAAATACTCCATCTAATATAGTTTCTTGATTATTTACAAATGATGTCCAAATAGACCATTGTTTTGATTTAATATCACAAACAAGAGTTAAGTCATCATCTAATAAACTAAGAACATAAAAGTAATGTCCTGATATCTTTAATGAATAAGACCTTACATTTTGTAAAGAAGATTGATTTAATATTCTTTCTATAGATACATCTGATATTTGTACAGGTCTAGTACCGTCAAGCATAAGCACTGTTCTACCAGTATTACGTCCTACAGCAACCCATACAACTGTTTGTTGCATCTCTACAACAGAGTTACCATTAGCACATCCAAACTCAATACGAAATGTTTGGTTAGGTAACAATGGAGATCCTACTGCATTACCTGCATCATAGAAAAACTCTGTAGACCATTGACCAAAAGCTATTAAATAGTTAAAGTGTTTAGCTAAAGCTACACCTTTATCAGGTTCTGCCTCAGCTGTAATATAATTTAACGCATCCCATTTAGTAGGATCATTAGGTTCACTATTCCAAATCTTACCATCTTCTGTCATTACAAATACATAAGTATCAAAGTAAGCAGTTCCTGGTACAATATTACCTGAAGGAAATCCATTTAATAAACAACTAACTGTAGTTGGAATACCAGCCCATAAAAGAGTAGCAGTTCCATTAGCAGCAGTACCACTAATATGTGTAGGGGCAGAGGTACCTGTTGTACCTGCTACAACTACAGTATAAAGATTAGCACCTGCTGATATTTGTTGTCCAATTGTATAAGCTGTAGATGGAGCCCAAGCTGTACCTACTGTTATTGAAGGAGGATTTGTATATCCTGTTCCAGCATTTGTAATAGTAATTGTACTAAGAATACCACCTGTTATAACTGCTGTTCCTGTAGCAGCATTACCAGCATATGTTAAAGTAGCTGTACCATCTGTTTGACTACCTGATGTAAATGTAGGTGCTGTTGAAGCAGTAGTTCCTGCTGTAGTTACTGTATATAAATTAGCACCATAAAATATTTGTGTATTAAGTGTATAAGCTGTTGTAGCTTTCCACTCAGATCCAAACACAACAGTAGGCACTATAGATGTTGTAGTTCCAATATAAGCTAGTGTTGCAGTACCATTAGTAGCTGTTCCACTAGTAAATGTAGGAGCAGTAGTATCAAGAGTACCTGCAACAGTAATTAAATAAACATTAGTACCAAAGTAAATTGTTTGGTATTGAGAAACAGGAGATGAAGCTATCCAAAGAAATGGATCTAAGTATCCTGTACCACCAGTATTAACTGTAATAAATGCAACACCATCATTACTAAGTTTAGCTAATGTAGTTCCATTGTAAGTATAACCATAGTCACCTTTATGAAAAAACAAATAACCATCATTAAGTGTATTAGTAAAATAACAAGGATTTGTAGTTCCTGTAATTGTACCTACTGTTGTTGTAGTAGTTAAGTCTGTATTATAAAGAGTATTATTTAATACTGCATAAATCTTATTAGCATATGTATATACACCTTGTGCTGTGCCTGTACCAAAGTCTACTCCTGCTGAAACATAACCAGGTCTTTTCTTAGCATAGATAGTTCCATTATAATCATCTGGATAACAGTTAACCATCTTAGAACCTTTATCTGTGGTATCATTACGAAACTCTACCCCATAATTCATAGGTAATCTTAGAGTTTGCATTATCTAAACCTTAATACTTGTGATCTAATATCTGGTTGAAAGAATGTAGAAGCATATTCTGTATCCCAAGCCATTAACCTTTGTTTATATGATTCTGATCTAGAAATAATACCATTTATTTTTTCTAAAGGTAAACCATAGTCAACTGCTATTTCTGCAGCTAGACCCCAACGTAAACATTGAAACCATTCTGATGGAAAATCAAATGTTTGATTAGCTGTAGTAATATCTTCAATAGGACGTTGAACAGTAACATGTAATTCATAGGTAGTTGATGTACTTGCATTAGGAGTTAAAAATACTTTAAGCTCTCCATATGTTGCATAAGGCCAATAATATACAGAGTTTACTGTACCTGTGTTATACTTAGAACCTAATATGTTATATTCTTGTTGTGAAAGAATAGACATAGGTAAATCAATATAAGTATTTAAAAGAGAGTCTACAGTAACAGTTGCTGGTGTAACAAAAGTACCACCAGACATTGTTAAAACATCTCCTACTGCATAGTTATCACCACCATCATTAGCAAGAAGAGCTTTAGTAACAACACCACCACTATAAGTTAAATTAAAAGTAGCACCAGTTCCTGAACCACCAGTAGAGGCTACAGGATTAGTAGCTTGTACTGTATAACCTGATCCACCTGAAAGTAAAGTTATATCTGCAACTTGATTAGTAGTATTAGATATGTTTCTTAAAAACGATTGAATAATTCTTAAAGGTTTATTAGTATTTAAATCATAAGTACTAGATGGTCCAATAGTATAAGTTGTTTGGTTAGCCTTTAAAGGAATAGTTAATTCAGTAACTGTCCATAGTTTAATACCATCTGTCATCCAATCTTTAAGCATCATATTAAGAACCATACTTGCACTCTCAATAGCATTAGCTGTAGGTTGTGTACCTTCTTCAAGTACACCTAATAGACGTAGAGATGACTGAATAATGTCATTACGAGTTACGCTAAATGTTGTTGTACCTGAAGTAGCCATATTAGTCCTTGTTTTTTCCTAATAGTTTTTGTACTGTCTTTGTTTCATAAATACGGATTGTAGTCCATATAATAGTAAACAAAGCTGCAATAGCAGGCAGTAATTGCATCATAGTTCCTACTGCTGTAGCAATGGATGCACCATCAATTAAATGTTTAGTTGCATCTGTTAAGTGTTCGTGGGGCATTATAAGTCCTTAGGTTCCCAGCCGTAAATCTCGGCTATTTGATATGTTAGTTTATAGAAGTTTTTGTTATGGAGTTCATATCGTTTACCCTGAAGGTATAAAATAAGATGCACCATTTCATGTGCCATTGTTTTCTCAAGGGTTTGGAGTAGACTCATCTTACTTGTACTCATGGTAATACAGTGTGGTTCTGGTGAGTACGATCCGTACATCTCAGGATCATCTACTACTAGAAACTCTATCTCGGAAGGTCTTGGTAACTCATACTTATTGAAAGGTGGCAAGTGTCTTAACATATTATAGACAGCTTTACACGATTCAACAGTTATAAGATTCATAGCATCAATATGGTCTAGTGCCAGCTTTATCTATGATTAATACTTGTTTGCGTGGTTTATCTGCAAACTTATTAGGTATGGATATATGTACCCATGAATCAAACTCTCGAATAAGTTGATCAAACTCAAAGTTTGTTTTAAGTAACTCTTTAACTACATTATCTGGTGTTAGTCCTGGTACCTTAATATCAGCAGCACAACCAATACAATGCTGGGATGTTGGCTTACTTCCTACTGCAGTGTTAACTGCTGGTGATCTATAAGCAGAGTT